GGCTTGTCGTCATCGCCGTTGTCATCTGCCGGCAGTTTGTCGGCGTCGTTGCCGGGCAAGTCGTCCTCAACCCAGCGCCACCCGGATTCGAGTCGGTCAGTCGGGTCCTGATGGTCGCCAATCCAGCAATCGCCGTGCTCAGGGTGTCGCAGTAGTCGCATGATACGGCCTCCAGCAAAGCCCCATGACGCGCATGGGGCAATGTTGGCGGTCGGATCTAGCCGAGCACCTTGACAATATGGTTGCGACGACGGACGCCGCCACCGTAGACAACAGACACCTCGTACTTGTTGGCGTGGTGGCCGCCATACTTGGCCAGGCGCAGCGCCAGGCCGCTAATCGGGTCCCGGATGATCTGCTCATCGATAGCAGCATCACCGCCGATAGGCGGACGGATCGCCAGGACGGCAGCGGAGCGCTGGAGGGCGATGTTTTCCCGGTGATTCGCCAGGATGGTCATCGCGTTGTCGTCCGAAATATCCTCAAGCAGCGGGCTGTTGAGGACGATACTGCCAGCCTCGGTGATACCGGTTTTGACAACATACTTGTTATCGGTGTCATCGGCAAAGGTCACCACATCGCCGGCCAGCACGGTGCCGCTGCCGGTATCCAGGGGCACAGTGGTATTGCCGGCAGTCACTGCGGAGCTGGTCTGGTAGCTGCTGCCGGTGCCCTTGGTGTGGCTGGGAACCTGCTGGTCCATGCCGAACATCATGCCGACATAGTCGCGCATGATGCCACGGGCGAAATTGGTGCCCTCGGGGGCCTGGTCGGACTTCTGGATGATGTCCAGCTTCAGCGCGTTGGACCGGGCGCCGGGGTTGCCGATCAGATACCGATCCATGCCCAGGGCCTTCTGTTCGTTCAGCACCTGGTCCACGTCCGCGAAAAGGTCCAGGTCGGAGGCAAACGGCGTGGTACCGGCGGTGCCGACCGCATAGCCGGCAGCGTCGCCCAAAAAGCCGAGGGTGTAGTCGCAAACCGCATTGATGCAGGCCGCGACCGCCTCGCCGATCTGCTCGCCGCGAAAATCGGAAGCATTGTTGGCAATGGCGTTTTCCTCCTCGGTGGTCAAATCAAACTCTGCGCCCTTGAGCTGGTCCAGGGTCAGGGTCTCACTTTCCGGCGTGATACCCGAAGCATCAGACACGGTCATGCTTGGCGTAATGCTACTAGCGGTCAGCGAGGCGCTGCCGGGCATGCGAACGGTCTGGTCCTTGGCGACGGCGGCAGCACTGGCATCCAGGGTAACAGCGTTGAGGACGGCGCCGGTGTTGCGCGTCACACGAGTGACGGCAGCAATGACGGCGGGAATGAGGATGGTAAGGGTGTTGGCGGTAGCCATGGGTAAATGCCTTTCGGTGGTTAGCCGTCAACCACAGTGGCCCGGCCATCGGCCAGCGCCTGCGATTGCTCGGCGGTCAAATTGGCGACCTGACTGCGCGGAATCCGCATCGACGGCCCGCCGTCATCGTCGCCTTGCCCGCCCTGACCCGGCGGCACGTTGCTCGCCTTGAGGTAGGGGCGGTCGTTGATCCAGGACGACAACCAGGCTTCCGTCTCCTTGTCGTCCTTCGCCGCGGGGCGTCCGTCCACCATCGGCACCAGCTTCCCGTCGTGCCATTCGAGTACGCCGCCCAGCAGGGCCTCAGCGTCCTTAACGGCTTCGGGCATGATGTCTTTGCGAGACGCAAGTAGCGCACGCATGGACTGGGCTTTCAATTGGCGCTGCAGCCCGGTCAGCTGCTCGCCGTATTGCTTGGCCATGGCCTCTTCGCGCTCCTGCAGAGCGGCTTCAACATCGCCCTGCTTGGCCTTTTCCAGAGCCGCAGCGCGCTCGGCCTCGGCCTGTGCCTTGCGCTCCAGCTCGACTCGCTGCTGCTCCGCTGCGGCCTGCTGACGCTGCAAACTTTCGACCGACGTCTTTAGGCCGTTGAACTCGTCAACACGCTTGTCACGTGCCTCGATCACGGCCCTTGCCTGCTCGTCGGGGAGGTCGATTTTGACCCCGAAAAAATCCACTTCCATGCTCGCTCGCTCCTTCCGTCAGCTCGCGGGTTCGGTCGACATGCGTTCCGTCATGCCGGCCAGGGGTGATACGCCGATCATTTCCCGTTCGTCTCGCCATTCCTGCCACTCCTCGTCGGACAACGACAGATTGCGATCAACGAAACGGTCAGCGGTTTTCCGCTTGATGACCGGCGGCAGATTGCTGTTCATCGAATTGATCAGCTCAACCAATTCCTGCCCATAATCGGGAGGGGCGAAATCGTCGGGGAATTTTACGTCGCCAGGGTAGGTTTCGCCGACAGTACCGCAGGCGCGGCGCATTATGGTGTTCCAGCACCGCTGGACTGCGTCGGCCATCGCAGCCAAATTTGCGGACAGATCATTGAACCTAAACGCCTTCGCCACGCCGCTTTCCGGCGCCCCTGACTGCGTCGGGTTGCCACCATCCACGCCCGCAACGCGATAAAGTTCGGCCATTTCCTGCTCGATCTGCCGGCGCAGTGATTCGGCCTGCTCGACCTCCGAACCGATTCGATCCATTTTGCCCTGCGGATCAGAAACACAGAAAATGCGCTTGGCTCCGTATTGCACTCCACTTTGCTTGGATTCGTCCGGCGGCATGCCAAACAAAACCCATTGCGTAAAGGTGTTGGCATACAGCTCCTCGGACAGCAGCGACCGGAAATTGAAGATAGCCTTTTGGCTCTCGGCCAGCGGTGCAACCTGACTTTCGCTCTCGTCGTCCAGCATCGGCTGCATGGCGACCAGCGGCAGGCCCGCGATGCGATGGGCAATCTGCTCGCCAGCGGTCGCCACGATCAGGCTATCCTTGCGCAGCGTGAAATCCTGCATGGTGGTCGAGTTGTAATGCCGCGCGAAACGTTGGCCGGCATCGTCGTGCATGAGGACAAGTGCGTTGTCATCGTCGAACCAAAGCACCGACCCAGCATCAATGGGACGCAGCACGATGCGGTAGCCCCTGGCCCGCGCCTCGGCCTCGCTCACGGCCTGGCCGGCATCCCTGGGCATGGTGCTGTCGATGAGGACGTATGACGCGCCGTCGATCTGAGCACGCATCAGGCGCTTACGCAGCAGGCCCGGCATGCTTACCCCGGTGCCGGTGGCGTCGTCCATCAGCATGGCATAAACGCTGCCGTCCACGTATTCGGGTACGCTCGGGTCACGCCGCCAAACAAAGTCGTTATATCGCCTCACGATAGGGCCGCAGTAGCCGGTGGGGGTGGTGACCCGCTTGCGGCGCTTGTAGCCGGCTGAACTGGCCTGCTCGCTCTCGTGCGGGATCAGGACAGGCTGGCCTTCGGCATCGAGCGCATCACGATATTTCCGGCCGCCCCGGTAGGAGGCGCGCCAGAACGCCCGAGCCTGCTGCAGCTCGTCGTATTCGCCGTTTCTCGGAAGTTCCTTGCCGACCTCGATGCGCATGCTCGGCATGGTGTCATGGCTGTCACTTGGGACCACTCCCATGCTTACTGTCCAAACCAAGCGACGGCCTGCGCCGGCTGCTTGTCGTCCAGGCACATATACCGCACCTCATCATACGCATGGTCTTCCGCATTGGTGTCAACATCATCGGGCTTTTTCGGATCCCTCGGGAGCGTGGGTATGGTGCGGATGAATTGCCTGCATGTCTCTGTCACCCAAAGACCAGGCTCTTCCGGCCTGTCCGCCCCCGACGCCGTCAATCGGGCACGCACCAGGGATGCGCCATTGATGCGACTGCCGGGCGTTTTGTTGCTTTTGCGCCACCTTATCCCGACGGCCGCCATTTCCGCCGCGATGTCGCGCCCATCCTGCGGGCTCCAGATCGAGTTATCGGCAGGTCCTGGCTCCACCCTGCGCCCCGGCCACAATTCCGCCTCCATGCGCTTGATTTCGCGCGCGCAGTCCTTTGCGAGCATGCGGCATCCCTCGTTCGGCTTGCCGTTCCAACCGTAAAATTCCGCGACCCTGATTAGGCTGCGCGGCGGTGGTGCAAATATCTGGCCTCCTGGCAATCGCGCCTCCGATCCATCTGCGATAGCCCACCATCCGACCGAAAATGGTTTGGCCTCTCCCCAGTCTAGCGACCGCGTCAGGCGCCAGGATGGCGGAACCTCGAATGCCGGCAGCACATGACGCGATGGCCGCCAAATGTCATCGAACATGCCGCCTGCAACGATGTCCCATCTGCCTTCCAGCATCGCTTTCACTAACTCAGGATTGCCCAAGCCAGCCAAGCGCTGCGCATATTCCCTCGGATCCTTGATGCTTGGGTTGTCCGTCAAAAGCGCCGGAATGAACTGCCGCCTCATGCCGCCTTCATCCTCCGGCGCGTCAAATATTACACCGGCCGGATGCGGGTCTACGAATTCATGTTTCACGAAATTATGCGACGCGCCGCCAGGGTTCGTCCCGCTGACGATTAGCGGTAGCCGCGTAGCCCACGGCTCCGGCACGTCGTCCATGTCTGGCATGCGCACGCGCCCACGCAGGAAACGATACTGGAAGGGCGTGAAATGCGTAAGCTCATCTATTAGCAATAGGTGTATTTCGGCGCCCTGGTAGGCATACACATCCTTTTCATATTGGCAGTGGCACAGCCATACAACTGAGCCATTCCACCATTTTAAAGTCCGCTCCTGGCCGTTCCATGAAACCCACCCGCCCTGTATGAGTTCATGCAACAGGGACAGGAAACCCGTTGGCCCATACAAGTGGTTTTTGATCAGGTCGACAGACTCGCGGCGAAAAAGATATATCTGCGCCCCTGGCACCTGCATGGCAACCATGATCGCGATGGCGCGCATGCAGTGGCTTTTTCCGCCACCGGCAGCGCCGCCGTACAAGATTTCTGTCGCCTCGCTTAGCACGACCTCCGATTGCTTGGGATGCAGCCGCAGGTCCATCTACGCGCCCTGCTTGGGCTCCTGGCCCGAAAGAAATACGTTCAGCAACGGAACCACGTCCCCGGCATCAACGTGCATATCGACCGCCTTGAGTTTCGCATGCAGATACGGCGCAGCTTTGGCGAGGCAATCAGCCGCGAGCTGCTTCGATGCGGCGAGCTTTCTCAGGCACCGCCCGACAGCCTCATCATCGCCGCTGGCAGCCGCTTCCATCAGACTATGGATGGAAACGACATTGCCGTTTTTGATGTCGTCCAGCTCATCATGCGCCATTTGCATAAGGCCAAGCACCGGGTCCAGGTCGGGGAACATTTTTTCGGCGCGCTCAATAAGCATATTGGTGCGCTTGTTTCGCGTCCCCTTTGCGCGGCCTCCAGTCTTTTCCTTCCCCTGCTGAAACTGCATGCACTTTCCCTCTACTACAGAGCGATCGTTCACTTATAATTCCCGACGCCTTCTACCCGGCATCACGCCATAGTAACCTGTACTGCCCCTGGGACCTCTCCCAAAAAATACACCCGCCGCTCCCGCACCCATCTACCGCACGCCACCGGCCAGGGCATCAGGCAGTGCGCAATCCCGTCATGGTGCGCCGCCTGATACACCGCCTGTGACCGGACGTCGAGCGCTGCCGCTATGGTCGCCCCGCATGATGGCCCATGCCTGCGCAGATAGCGCCTGATGCGCCTGGCCAGCTGTGCATCGTCTCTTTTCCTGATCATAGCTTACCCCTACATCGGTTTAGATTTTCCTGTGTCGCACGATCTGTCAGCAGCCGGTCCTTGCCACCAGTAGACCCATTTGGCGCCTCTGTGGCCTTCGCCTAGACCGCATCGCGTCCGACACACCCCTGCTCGCTGTCCTCGCTCCCCTGTCAGCGCCGCAGCGATCTGATGCGGTGACTCCCCGGTACGGTGCGCCAGCTCCCCAGCCGTCCAGGCTATGCCATCGACCAGGAGCGGCATGCAGCGCTCGATAATCCGCTCATGCCTGGCGATGCGCTCGCAGATCGGGCAGGTGACCAGGTACCCCCGGCCAGTGCTGATCCCCCTGGATCCGCATTCCGCCAGCGGTCGGCCCTCGATCCGGTAGTGCACCATGGTCCTGCCTCCTGGCTCGATTGCGCCGCACAGACAGCAGATTCGCCGCTCCGAATTGACCGCCGACATCTGCCAGTTGTGCCGGCACGTCATGCCTGCTGCTCTCTGCGTATCAGGCGCTGCAGGCACATCGTACTGCAGGCCTCCCGGTGGTCGCGGTGCGTAGTCGCGCTGGCTCGTACCATGTAGACCCGCCCGCAGACCTGGCAGACGGCCTGCTGCATGGGCCTGTTGGCTCGCTTCGTGTCCCGGCGCCGTGCAGCGTGTGCGTCGCGTCGCCGCAGTCGCTCTGCGTAGGTGATCATGCTCTCATCTCCTCGGCCTGCTGTCCGTGATGTGATCGATTTGCGATTACTGGCGACCATGTGCCGACTAGCTCGATCAGCTCTCGCTCCATAATCCCGATCGGTCTCATCTGCCCGTCGGGGCGTCTGCTGGTGACCGCCCCATCGGCATCCGCGATGAGCACGTCACACTGTGGCGCCATGTCCAGGTGCTGCACAGACACGACATAGGCGAGTCCCCGCCCGTATGTCCACACCTCACCTACGCGGCACTTTCTCGGCGCTAGACTCACTGCACAGCCCCTCCTGTTGCCGCCAAGCGTGCCCGTGCGGCCTCCTGGTCTCGCTGACGCTTCTCGCTGACCATCGGGCCCTGATGTACCGGTGGCGCTTGCTCGGCCTCCATGGCCGCATCCGCCAGGTACTCAGCCAGGCGGCTCAGCCAGACCTTGCCCTCGCTGGCCCTGAGCTCGACCACCGCATCCCGCACGATGGTCCGCCCGTACTCTTTGGCCAGCATGCGGGCCAGCAGCTGGTCGCCCTCATCGCGCGGTGACATGGCCACACCCCAGCCTCGCAGGACAGCGGCGTACTCGGCCGGGGATCGCTCTCTCTTGGCTGGCGGTGGTGCCGGTGGTGGCCGGTCCAGCTCTGGCGAGTGCTGTGTGGGGTCGCGCTCGATCTGGTCCATGGCCGCTGTCATGGGGTCTGTGGCTGGTGCCTGAGGGGTGGATGGATGGCGCGCAGCGCCCGCGTCAGCGGCCCCGCTCCGCTCATCTCCTCTCTGCTTTTCTTGGCTCCGCTTCGCTTCGCTTATCTTATCTGGTTTCGGCTGGGGGTTTTCCCCTAGGGTTATACCTGGGGGTTTAACCCTAGGGTTTTTGGGCGGCCGGCCGCCCTTTTTTCCCCCCTCCCTGGCCGCCTGTACCGCAGCGATGTCGTCGTCAGGGGAGCAGATTATGTGCCCACCCTCATCGATGAGCTCCGAGTCTAGGAGGATCTGGTACTCGTCATCGTCGATCGGCCATGCCCTTGGCCGCCTGGCAGGCAGACATACCTGCCGTTGCTCCATCGCAGCGAGGTATAGCGCCAGGCGCATCCAGATGCCAAGCGCCTCGTTGCTTGCCTCCGACTCCATCAGCTGGACGGGGATCCTCAGCCACTGCATGGGGAACCGCCCCCCTCTTCTCGGACGCCGATCACATGCACTAGCATCACGCCATCTTCTCGGTCTATGTGGGTGGAAATACGCAGGCCCAGGTTGCGAGCGCTGCTGAAAATCGAGCACGCGCCCGATCGGGGCAAATCGTCGAGCGGAATGCGCGCCGGCCGATCGGCTACGGCCGCCTGCCATATGATGTCGCGCCACCTGATCTGAGTGGGCTTCAGCCGGCCTTGCCTGACAAACTCTTTGAGCTCCATGTGATCTCCTTCGCATTACTAATAAGCAGGCCCTGCTAAGAATCAAGGGCCACTTGTGGGACACGGGGCGTCTGGTATAAAGGCGGGATGAGTACCGAAATCATCCCCCAACAGATCGCATCGGCGGCCCAAGCACGATGGGCCTGCCCCCACCACATGCACCTGGAGACCGGAATCAGCAAGCGAGTCTCAGCCATGATCTATCATGGCAGATGGTCAATGATCGGCGCCAACAACCTTCATAAGGTTATGAATGCACTGGACTTAGAGCTGTCGGGAAAATAACCTCTTGACCCGGTTCTCACAAGTGGTACGTTATGCGCATCAGCCCAGGGCACAGACGCACCGCTGAGTGCTCGCCGCCCTCCCTGATCCGCTCATAGACAGCTGATAGACGTAGAGAGCCCCACCCGCCGGCCAGGATACCTGGCGAGTCGGAAACCGAGCGGGTGGGCCAGGCGCACCGCAGCGCCTGCAGGACAAGCGCACAGCGCATGCGAGAGGCTCAGGGGCCGGCCGCATAGGCCCCGACCACTGAGGGATGCCGGCCCCTCCACCACCCCGACCGGCAAAGGAGATCCTACCATGAGCAATGACGCCATCACCAACCTCACCAATCCTGTAACCAATCTGGTACAGCTCACCCAGGCCGATGCCGACTGCCTCAATAGCGGCAGAGACGAGCTGGAGCAACTTTACGGCGACCTCCTCGGCGCCCCGTACGCCGCTGGTGACGTCGTCGCGGCCGACAGGTACTGCCCCGCACACGGCTGCGCGCTGCCAGACGACGACTGCTGAGCCCCTGAGTCGGCGGCACGTAGCCGACTCCCACAGGCCCGGCCGGCGGGGCCTCACTAGACCGGCAAGGGAGCATACCATGAGCTACTACATCGACCATACCGCCATGACCGTCGTCCACGTGGACAACCACGGCGAGATGCACGACCTCAACGCCGGCGGAGCGCCTTGCGTGACGTCCGGCGAGCTGCGCGTCTTCATCGCGCAGTTGGCGGACCAGGGCGCCATCGACGCGGCCACATGTGACGACCTGCTGATCCAGGTCGATGGCTAAGCGCGTATCAGAGGCCCCGACCACTGAGGGATGCCGGCCCCTCTACCACCCCGACCGGCAAAGGAGCATACCATGAGCTATTACATCGACCATACCGCTATGACCGTCATCCGCGTGGACAGCCACGGCGAGATGCACGACCTCAACGCCGGCGGAGCGCCTTGCGTGACGCTCGCCGAGCTGCGAGACTTTATCGCACAGCTCGAAGACGTCGGCGCCATCGACTCGTCCACTCGTGATGACCTGCTGGGCCAGGTCGATGGCTAAAAGACGCGTATCAGAGGCCCGGCGATCCGCCATCGTGGATGACCTAGTCCATGTGCGCGGGTCGCTACACCAGATCGCGACACGCCATGGCGTGTCGAGAGCACTGCTCTCGATCATGGCTCGCGAGGAGATGACCGACGAGCAGCGAGAGCATCGGCGGGCCACCATCGCTGACGGCCGCCGCGCACGGCTTGCTCAGCGGCTGAGCCGAGAGCAGGATCGCCGCCGGGCGGCAGCCGAGCGGCGGCGTCGCACTTTGGCTCGTCCGATGCCAGGCCTGCACACGCTCAGCCTAGAGTATCAGCAGCTCGCGATGCGCCGATCACGCGGTGAGAGCCTAGCTGACATTGCCAGAGAGGTCGGCCTGACACGTGAGCGGGTGCGCCAGATATACGAGCAGGCGTGCGCCCCGCCGCGTCCGAAGCGTGCGCGCGGTCGGACCAGCCGGCGAGAGGCCCTAGCGTACATCGCCGGGGCGCTCGATGCACGCGGTGTGCGCCCGCCACTGCGGCGCCTACGCGTCACCGGCATGGCCGCCGATGCCGTGGCTGCGTACCTGGACATGCCTGCCCCTGCATCAGGCCTGGACATCACCGACAGCAGGCGCCTGCAGCGGATCACAGACCTGATGGCATCTTGCAGCCGCTGCAGCGAGTGGCGCGCGTAGCCCACACCCGCCCGCGCATCGGGGGATGTGCGCGGGCGGTATCCAGTCCCCACCACACGCGGAGCCGGCCCGCTACCACCCGACCGGCAGGAGGATCACCATGCTGACCAAACTGACCGACCGCATCGTGACTGCGGAAGACATCATCGACGCTGGCGCCAGTTATCACCCTGAGGAGGTGCAGGCGCTCGTCCCTGAGCCCATACGGATGAGCGAGCTGCTGGACTTGGACATCCCCGATGCCGACAAGGTCTGGGGTGTCTTGGCCATGATCACAGACAGACGCGAGCGCGTCGGTGCCGCCGCTGTGCTCGTCCGCGATGTCGCTCATCTGACGGACGATCCGAGCGTAGCGCAATGCCTGGACGTGTGCGATCGGTACGCCCGCGGCGGGACCACAGACGACGATCTTGACGAGGCCGCCCTGGCCGTCTTGGTGGCCGAGGCCGCCGCCAGGGCCAGGGCCAGGGACACCAAGGCCGCCGGGGCCGTCGCCATGGCCGCCGCCAGGATCGCCGCCATGGCTGCCAAAGCCTGCCATTGCACCGGCGCCGCCGCTAGGACCGCCGCCAGGGCCGCTGCCAGGGCCGCCCGGCCCGCCGCAGCCGGGGCCGACAGGACCACCGTCGAGGCCGCCGCCATGGCCGCTCGGTCCGCCGCCGAGAGACGCCAGGTAGAGCTGCTTCGACAGCTGCTTGACGCTGGACGGTTACTGAGTGACTGACCGCGCATCAGTGGAGAATGCAAATCCAACAGGCCGGAATCCGTAACCGGCACTCATCACCTAAGTGCCAACAGGAGGGCGCCATGCGACCGCAAGACATTGAAGTAGGCGCGACCTACAGAAACCGTGGCGCCGGACGGACCAGACGCACGGTCGTCGCTATCGGACCGGAACATGCGCCGGCCGTCTGGCATAGTGGCGGTCCGCCACCCGATGAGCCCGGAGTGCTGTACGAGCAGGACGGCCGTCGGCACAGGCTGTACCTCAGCAGCTTCGCCGCCTGGTGCGGAGCGCGTGTTTGACCCATCCCGCCCTTGCCCCTCCTACAGGGGCGGGGTGGCCGGTGGCCGGGGGTGGTGCCCCGGTGGCGCGCGGAGGCTCCGCGCATGTCAGCCGCAGGCGGGGCGGCTGATTTTTTTTATGCTTGGCGCTGTCGGTCGGTCGGTCGGTCGGTCGGTCGGGCGCGTAGCGCGTCAGCTGCAGCGCCTAGTTAGGATGCTGGATCACGGAGAAAACAAATGCCATGCGACTATAGTAAATACCCGCCAAACTGGAAAACAGTAATCAGGCCAGCAATCCTAGCCCGTGCTGGTCAATGCTGTGAATGGTGCGGGGTGCCCAATGGGCTAATCATTCAACGGTGGAACCAGAATGCAGCCGTATGGCGCAAGGTAGCTTTTGGTGACAGAAATATTCTGGTCGTGCATCAGAACAACTATGACCGATGGCAGACCAGTGATGAAAAATGGCAGAGGCCAATCAGAATCGTGCTGACCATCGCCCACCTGGATCACGACACGACCAACAACGAAATGTCTAATCTAGCGGCGCTGTGTCAGCGTTGCCACCTGCGCTATGATGCGCGACTGCACGCCGAAAGCGCCATGCGAACCCGCAGGACGCAGCAACCTAAAACACATAGGAGGAACCGATAATGCCAAATACTCTCACAGACCTAATCAGGGCTTGCCAGGCGCATAGCGCCGCGCTGGCGGTCCTGGCGTCCATACCGCAGGACTGCGACGAGGCGCCGCACTGCCGGGAGTGCATCAAACTAACCGAGGCCCAGATCCACGACGCCCTGCGGCAGATAGGCGGATCCGATCACTGGTCAGACGGGCTCATGGCTGTTGCCTGCGCGCTCGTCGGGGCGCAGCTGCCGGTCACTGGCTGGCAGGAGGTGCCGGCATGAGCGATCTTTACCCGGCCGCGCATTTCAGCGAGCGTCTCGACCGCGCCGTGCTGTGGCTTGAGTCCGTGCCCGGCAGCTACGCGCGCATGTGGGATGGCGAACGCTCGTGCGGCGAGCGCATGGACGCTGTGCAGCTGGCATCCGCGATCGATGCGCAAGAGTATCGGTCCATGAGCGTCATTTGCTACGCACCGATCCGCCCGGATGTCGCGGCGCTGCATGCGATGTGCGGCGGCAATATGACTCCTGCGCAAGCCATCGAGGGTGCATCATGAGCCGGCGCAGTAGCCGCCGCCAGGCGCAGAGCCTGGACATGGGCGGACGCGTGCGGTTTTCTGGTGACACCCGAGCAGTGACAGTCGAGGTGCGTGGCCGACGACTGACCGCGCATCCATACCTATGGCTGCGGGCGCTGCGCATTGCCGATCAAAGAAGGAGGCGATACCATGAGCCATCCACATACTGAGGTCGTGTGGTCCGGTGACGGCGCGCAGCACGCCACTGTGGCGATCGGCTGCGACGCTGCTGCGCCATGGTCAGAGCCTGCACGCGCGGCCCTTCTGCTCGGAGTGCATACGCCTGGGCAGATAGCCGCCAGCCTTGAGATGACAGCACACGCCATGACGCAGTCCGCATTGACCGAGCCTATGCCGCAATCTGCAGCAATGCTGGTCGTAGCCAAAAACATGCGCCGAGCCGCTTTTGCCTGGCGCCAGACCCTCGCGGAGGTGAAGCATGTTTGAATGGATTTCCAGCAACCCGACGACTGCGGCCTGCATCGTATACGTATGCTGTGTCGTCGGCATGCTGCTGATGGCGCTGTCGATCTGCCGGGGAGGCAGCTTCTACGATGATGAATGACAACATTGGTTGGCAACACAACCCGTTACCCGCCGAAACGCACCAGTGCGCCGACTGCCGGCGCATAATTCCCACAACCCGGCGCCTGTGCCCCGCCTGTGAGCGGCTGTGGCGTCACGAGCAATATGGAGAATAGCATGCATCATGACATGTGCGACATGACGCAGCGCGATAGCGAATACGCAGGCAGCATGGCATTACAGCAAATTATCGACTGTGATCGACGTATCGTGGAGTTGCACGCAGAACGCGCAGCATCGATGTGCGACCTCAAGTCCATCATGGATGGTAAGGAGTTCGCTGTGTGCCGCGCCCTCCTGTACGATGGCATTTTCAAAAACTACCTGCTGCGCAATGAGGTAGACGGCAGTATTACCATCACTGAGATTGACGAGGTGAAATGATGAGCGGCCAGCGCACCCTGATCGACAAGTCTATTGACATTATGGAAGGAACGAAATGAGCGGCCAGCAAGACCCGCACGAACCTGCGGAGCGCGACTATCACGAACAACGACAGCAACAGCAACAGGGAGAGCAATAGATGTTCACCAAGGCCACGAAACAAAAACTAAAGCTGCGCATGGGGCTTTTTGCTCCAAGCGGTGGCGGCAAAACCTGGACCAGCCTGCTTTTTGCCGGCGCGATTGGACAGCGCATCGCCTACATTGACACGGAAAACAACAGCAGCGCGAAATACATCGGAGAGCCCGGCATCCCGGAGTTCGATATTGCCGGATTGCCGTACCAAGCCGACGCCGGTAAATACATTCGCCGCATGATGGACCTCATCGGCTACGCTCAGGATCATTACGACGTCATCGTTGTCGATTCGCTCACTCACGCCTGGAGCGCGTGCAAGGATGAGGTCGACGCAGTCGCTAAGCGCATGCGCAACCCCAACTCATTCGCCGCCTGGAAGGAAGGCAGCACGCTATGGGGACAGTTGATCAGCTGCATCCTCAACTGCCGAACCCACATTATCTGCTGCGCACGGTCCAAAACCGATTGGGTGCAGGAAAAGGACCCGAAGACCGGCAAAACGGTCCCGCGCAAGATAGGCATGGCTCCCGAGCTGCGTGACGGCATGGAATACGAGCTGGATCTGGTCGCCGAGATGGACCAAGAGCACAATTTGATGGTGACGAAAACCCGCTGCCATGCCGTTGATGGCAGGGTGGCGAAGTGCCCTGGCCCCGACTGGATGCAGCCGGTTTTGTCGTGGCTCAATGCCGGTGTTGAAGCCCCGTCGCCCGTACCGCATGAGGCCGGCCACGATGGCGGCGCTACGGATGATGGTGCCCCGCACCAGCAGACCGTCGAAGCGGCATATGCGTGGGCGGTCAAACTGCACCGGGCCAAGGGCGCCGATGCTCTGGCAGCTATCTGCGATGAGTTCGCTATTCCCAACCCGCCGACCAAAGAAGTTATTTCCGACAAAATGACTGAGGATACGGCAATTGTACTGGCCGAACGCTGCCGACTGGAGTGTGTGGCATGACGTCGCTGTATGAGATCAACGAAACACAAAAGCGCCTGCAAGAGATGCTGGACTATGCGGCCGACGACGACGAGGCGCAGCAGATCATCGGAGAGGCGATGGACCTGCTGCAGGGTGAGCTGAGCGACAAGCTGGAGGCATACCAGGCGGTGCGCTGTGGCATCGACAGTGACGTGGCCGCCATCAAAGCCGAGGAACAGCGTCTTGCCGAGCGCCGCAGGTCGCTGGAAAAGCGTAGCGCTGCCATGAAGCAGCGCATGCTGGAGGCCATGCAGCTTTTCGGGCAGCCAAAGGTAACTACCACCCGCTGGACCTTCGGCGCTCGCAAGACGCCTCCGAAGGTCGTCATCGACGACGAGGAAGAGGCTCTGGCCCGCTATGGCGTGCCGCAGCCGCCGAAGCTGGACAAAAAGGCCATGGCGCAGGCGTTGAAGGACTGGCCGGATCCAGACGCACCGCCGAGCTTCGCGCACCTGGAAACCTCATTTACGCTTGCGATTAAATAGCCCGTGGGCGGAAATAACAACATCCACGCATAGGGCATCCATTGCCGCCACCTGCGGTGCGGGGCGAGCGTGGCGCCTTCTCCGACGGTTGACCTGGCAGCCGATAACCGCAGGCCCAGGACTTATTTTTATGACAACA